TGTAGACCGGTGCTTGTTCAACCATGATAGGTCTAGGTTGTGATGCAAGTTCTGCACCAATAACAACACCTGCGGCCAACGGAACCCAACCGACACCAGGACCACCCCAATGGTGATGAGGACGATAGCAACAGTAATCAGCAGAAGCCGCAGTTGCTAAAGTTGCCAATAAAAATAAAGTAATAAGTTTTTTCATGTTAGTATCCTATCAGAAAGTGTTAAACATGTCAAGCGTTTTCTGGAAAATTACCGAAATAGCTTCAGTATTTATGCATAAATATAAACAGTTAATAAACGGACTCAACACTATGACAATTGAAAGCTCTGGAACATTAGGATTAAATGGTACTTGTACTGGAGGCAGTGGTGCACGTAATCAAATTGGTGCTGAAGTCGGTAAATCAGCGGGAAGCACTCTTTGCATGAACAACTCATGTTTAAGAACACTTTCCGGTACAAGTAGCGGTTCAACAGTCAGTTTTAGCACATTCTACGGCAAATCTTCTTCTGGCTGTGCAACATACAGTTCTCCTGGAACTTATACATGGGTTGCTCCAAGTGGCGTCAGTAGTGTGTCCGTTGTTCTTATCGGTGGAGGCGGCGGCGGCGCACTAAGTTGTGCTGGTTATGCTGGTGGTGGTGGAGGTGCCACCGCATGGAGAAATAACTATGGTGTCAGTGGTGGATCCAGTTACACCGTCTATGTGGGTTCTGGTGGAGGCAGTCAACAAGGCGGCAGTTATTCCTATTTTATCAGTTTAGCTACAGCCGGTGCATATGGTGGCACTGGTGCACAATCCTTCACATGTTGTGGCTCACGCTATGTATACGGCGGTTGCGGCGGCGGTACAGCAGGTCCAACAGGAGGAGGTACCGGCGGCAAAGGAAATACAAGCGGCTATGCTGGTGGTGCAGGTGGTTATTGCGGCGCGGGCGGTAACGCCACCTCAGCAGGATCAGGCGGTGGTGGCGGCGGCGGCAACGGCACGTCAAGCACTTCAAGAGGTGGCGGTGGTGTTGGATTAAGAGGTAAGGGCTGTAACGGCGCTGCTGGTGGTGGTGGCGGCTCAGGTGGTGGCAACTCTGGTACAAATGGTGCAGGTGGTGTTTACGGTGGCGGTGGTGGTGCATCCAGTTCTTTTGTTGGATGTGGAGCAAAAGGTGGTGCAAGAATTGTTTGGCCAGGTTCTTCACGTTCATTCCCCTCAACAAATGTTAGTTAATAGTGAGAAATGATATGAGTGATAGATTGTATATTCAAGTAGAGAATGGTGTTACAGTAAATCATCCAGCGGTACAGTTAAATCTGTTATACGCTTTTGGTGAAATTCCTTCAAATTGGAAACCATTCAATAGAACTTTATTTTCAGAATCTGGTATAACTCTAGGTGTTTACCAGAAAGCAAACTCCACATATGTTTTATCCGATGATGGTGTAACATGGCAAGACAGTTGGTTTGCAGAAGACATGACTGAAGAAGAAATCACTTATAAGCAAAATCTAACAATCACAACATGGGCGAACAGGCCATATGCAAATAATTTTACAGCATGGACTTTAGATACAGAAACATGCACAATGGTTCCACCACATCCAAGACCAACGCCACCTGAAGGTCTAGCATATCGTTGGAACGGCAAAATAAATGACTGGCAGATAGCACCACATGCGCCAGACGATGGTCAAAACTATAATTGGAATTTTGACACTTGGGAATGGGAACTTGTGTCTTAATTTGGGTTTGAAGTAATGATGGCGGTTGATGTTTCTCTATCAATCGTCATATAACCTTGACAACTCATATTCCAATCATCACCACCGGCACCATTGCCGGTAACACTATCTGTTACAACCAGACCTTCAATGCGAAAGTGTTTGAATAGATACTCTTTACCATTTTCAAACACACGCCAAACGTGATCCATTGAACCACGGCCAGATTGTCCTCTAGACTTGTTGAATCTTATGTGGTAGGTGTTCATACAATTTCCGGAATGCATTTATCCAAAGAATCAACCTCAAATGTTGGTTTTATGTAACTCACACCAAGCGTAAAGTGTATGAAGTTTAAAGGAGTTTCAACACTATGCCTTGTGAAACTATGTGGAACCCAACTAGGCACAAAGAATAAATCTCCCGGTTCTGGAATGAAATTGATTGCTGTACTACCCATAGTAATCTTTGACATATCAACTTCAGGCAAATTAACCAATTTTTTTGCTGGTCTTGGGTCATGAATGACCATTCTACCAGAATCTTCAGGCACATCTAAAAAATAAAAACCAACGAGTTGACAACCATATCCGTGAACATGTTCTTCGTGTGCGCTGTGTTTATAATGTTGTTGACCCCAAAACTCTTGGAAGAATACAGTCAAGTCTTGCATATTGTAACCTTGACTTTCCAGAATATTCCAACCTGTTGCACCAACAAAGTCCACAAAGTCTTTGATACTTGGTTCTTCAGTTAAATTACCAGTTTGATATAGTGGATAGATTGGGTCTAAAGTATTTGTTTTCTTGATTTCATCAATCGCATCAAACATGACCTTCTTAACCTCATTCAAATATTGAGGTTTAGAAATTTTATAAACTGGTGTTGTAAAGTATTCATATGCCTCAAGCATGTCTTTTGCTTCACAAACTGGTGCATCACCAACAATAACAGGTTCACTCATATCATCCTCTACTTTTATAATAACTAATTGCTTCAGCTAGACCATCAATGTGGTCTTGTGTTCTTTCTTTAAAAATTAATGGTTCAGAATCTTTTACTGCCATGATAATCACCAAGTTATCAATTGGTGCACCAATAAGTTCTTCATACATCAGGCTGTATGCGGTTGTTTGCCAAAAGTAATCTAGAATAGAATCTCTGGACTTTGGTCGTGATGCAGTCTTAAAGTCAATGACAGCAAGTTTACCTTCATACTCAGCAATACAATCAACACGACCAGCCATACCAAGTTGTTTAGACCATAGTGCGGCTTCTTGGTAATGAATGTTGTTAATCTTGTTGAGATATGGTTTGATGGACAGGAAGTATTCCAATGCATCAGGCATGATACCTTTCATGTAATCAGGCTTGTTGTTGAGATAGTTCTCGCAAATCGTATGGACGTTAGTTCCACGTGATGTTGCTTGTTTACTGATACGATTGGCTTCTTCTTCACCAACACGTTTACGCCATTCAAAGATGGCTTGTTTCTTCTGTGCACCAAGAACGGTGGTTACAGAAGGTAAACGAGTACCATCTTCTAGTGTGTAATAACGCTTGCCGTCTGGAAAGGTTTCTGATTTTAAGTCACTGAGTTCCCGTGGGGGACAATAATTAAACATAATATACTTTATAGTTAAATTTTATACGCCGTAAGCCATAATCGTTGGACTGAATGTGGTACTTGCGTTTCCTGTTGAAATGACTATGCGAAACCAATAAGTTTGTCCTGAGCCCAAACCTGTAATAGGATAACTTAAAGAAAAGTTACCAGCAGTATAACGACCTCTGAAACCATTGGCGTATTGATATTGTTGAATTATTGAATTCCAATTTACACTGTCTGAAGAAGTTTGAAGTGTCACATATTGGATTGTTAAACCATTATCTTCTGTGCATGTCCACGGCGATTTAACAAATACAAAAATATTACCTTGTGGACCGGCAGCAACGTTGCTACCTACAGTATAATAACTGTTTCTTCCTAAAGATAAGTTATTAGAATATGTGTATGCATAGTTATTAAGTTGTGAAACGTTTTGTACACTTCCGTTACCAAAACGAATATCTCCATTCTCCAATATTGTTGACATTTTATTTTCCTAACAAGGTATTATACACCAAAACCCATAACTGTCAACCAATTTGATGTGGGTGATGCGGAGCCAGTTGTTCTGGCAAACTGGAAATAATATGTTTGGTATGCACTCACACCTATCGGATAAGTCAATGAGAAGTTGCCGGCAGTATAACGTCCAGAGTAACCGTTAGCATACTGTGTTGATTGCCAAAATTGAGACCAACTTGAATTATCTGGAGAATAATATGCAGTGAAAGTGTGTGAACCAAGACCAGTGTCGGCTGTTTCTGTCCATGGTGCATCAATAATTAAGTGAATCAAACCTTGTGGACCGGCAGCAACACTCATTGTATAAACTTGGCTACCATAATTACCCATAGTCCATTGCTGGTTTATAAAATTATAGTTGCTCAGTTGTGATACTGACTGTGTGCTTCCATTACCAAATACTACTGTCCCGTTGTTTAGCGTTGCTGACATGTTATTTCCCTAAGGTTTAGTTTGGCTTTGGATATCTGTTTTTCACTGCCAACAAACTATTATACCAATTGGAATTTTTACCAGGAATAACATTTTGGTCCATCATATGCCACAACATATCCAATTGGTCTTCTACCTTTGGATATGATACTGCACGGTCACGTTGGTATGAATTGGCTTCATAGCGGGTTTTTAAAGAGGCAATTTCAGCATTGATTTGGCTCTCAGTTGGCTTTGGAATGATTGTGTCTTGCCAGTCCAATGAAGAATAATCATTACCCGTCAAAACCCACTTGGCTGTCGGTGCGATTGAAATGATTGCCTGTACGATTCCTATGTCCATCTTAGTTGCCTCTTAATGTATTTTTAATACTGTAACCCTATTTATCCTAATAACCCAACCTATCACAAGCCACAATCCAAGATTTCACCAAACTAGAACGAACGATATCGTCTGGTGTAAACTGGATTTCACTAAAATCATCCATATGTCGTGCTACATCCAAGAAGGATTGTAACCCCGATACATCATTTCTACTCTTAATCAAGTCATTTTGCTTCAAGTCACCGATAAAGATAATCTTGGAACGGTGACCAACACGGGAAATAACCGAATTCAACTCATGAAAGGTCATAGACTGACATTCATCTACAATGATGATAGAATTATCAATAGAAATGCCGCGAATAGCAGTAGTTGAGATAAATCTAGCATGACCCTGCTCCTTTAATCTGTCCCAAGCATCTTTACGGCCAAAAAGTGTCTCACAAATCTCTTTGTAAGGCACCTCATAAATCTCCATCTTTTCTTCCAATGTACCAGGAACATAACCTTGGTCACGAACCTGAACTGCCGAACGAACCACCACAACGTGTTCAAACGGATTACTTCTGTCTAATACTTCCTCAATTGCTCTATACAATGCCAAGAATGTTTTACCTACACCTGGTGAACCTAATAGACCCATGAAGTAATCACCCCTTTTATATGCATCAAAAAACTTTTGTTGGTTTGTTGTCAACGCCTCAAAAGTTTTCAAGTGGTCTAGTTTAATCTTTAGTGCGTTTGATGTAACTGGTTGATGGATATATGTTACTGTATCGTCAGCCACATCTTCACGCTTTTGTATTGCAGTTTTTCTATTGCTTGCCATTGAAGTCTTCCTTGCTGGTTGTTTATGATTTTTATTTGGAAGTTTTGTTGTAGACAGGTGTATCCTTTCTAAGCAGTGCAGGCACTTTAGGTTGAATTTTCTTCTTGACTTGTTGTTGATATACTTGTGGTTTGTAGAAACCACCGCCAAGAAGGGCGGGAATTTGTTGTTTTACCATTCTCTCGGAGTCTTTGTTTTGTGACCGGACATTGTGTTACCAGGAATTGTATCTTTCATACGTTGGATAACATACTTTTCAAAACTGGAATCTGGTTTACCGATACCAGGAGTGCTTAGTCGTGAGCCATCAGACATGACTGGCAAATCTTCTGCGGCAAAGTGCCGTTCAAGATGTGGATTGGATTCCTTGAATTCATCCAATTTGGTGTATGACATAGTGTGAATTTCTACTTCACCTGTGTCTTTGTTTAAAAAATCATAACGGGGCATGAAACCACTCCGGGACATTACGAGAGTTAATCTTACCTGACCATTTGGCTAGGTGCTGTTTATTATTTATGTAATAGTTGTGATATGACTTGATGGAACTACCGGCAACTTTGACACTATCAGGCATCGCAGGTGTGGGTTCTGTGAATTCTACATGTGCAGGAATGTTCATTGGTGGGTACATTAGTTCGTCAACAAGACCAGATTCTTGGCACTTGTGAACTTTACCATATCGATAGGTGTATTCGGCGCAAAGTGCTTCTAACAATTTCCACAGAAACACATAATTGGCATACGACTTACGTACCCATATGGCAGAAGGATGGTTGATATGAGTTGCCTTGTATAGTTTACTTTCACGACCATCAGGAAGAACCCACCGGCGCATCATACGACCAGAAGCAGACTTGCCTGTAGATTCGGTACCGTCAATCACCCGGTGCGCTGTGGACAAGAGTTGGCTATATTCCAAGACCATTTTAATCAGGTGCTTATCCGCATGTTGTTGTGCACAAATTACTGGATCGGGGTGTAGATAAAAGATATTCATTTTTCAACTCCAAAATGTTTTTCAATTTCATTTGAATAATCAGCAATAGCAGTCAATAAAAAGACCTGTTTTTGTTCAGAATGATTATTGATATAATGCTTCATTAAAACATTACCTTTTTCAATACACTCCCGAACAATCAACTCGGCGAACTTTTCCCTAAACGATTGGTCAAATACTCGCTTACTGATACTCATTTCAACAGGACCTTGCAGTTTGTCCAGTTCGTCAAAAGCATATTCTTCAGCCTGTTTGCCAAGTTCTTTTATTCGTTCGTTCATAGTTTCACCTTAACTCGTTCAACATCAGTCCAACTTTTTAATACAGTAGAACTACCATATTGGTTGTGTTCATATACTTGAACCTGTAGTCCAACTTTCACAACATTTTCTGGAATGTCTGAATAATATTCAGCCACACGGAACTCATATGATACAGGTTTTGAAATTGAGATACTATATGTCGGAAGGTTAAAAGTTATTTGGTTAGAACTGCCAGTTGGATATGATGGTGCTGGCGTACTTGAGGTAATACTAGCGTATTCTGTATTCAATGTAATCATAATTTATTCATAAAAAATGTTAGACCATTGCTTGAGTTTAGCAATTTTGTTGTCTGCTGCAATACTTACTTGTTCACTTCCTACCAGATTAAACTGAATGCATAGGTCAATCATTGCTTGCAGGTCACCTAGTTCTTCTGCTAGATGCTCTCGATTGGTCTTAGGTTTACCAGGTTTAAAGTTGTCTATACCAAATCGGTTAATCTTACTGATAGCAACAATTACCTCTGCACATTCTTCTTGCGTAATGTCGAGGATTTCTTTCTCTTTTGAATTCATATATCACCAGTGTCGGATTACTCCGGCTATAATAAAAAGGTTTGTAGTGATATAGGATAACACAATTACAGTACGAATGCAAGCAATTTTATTGGATTCATCATCAGTTTTGCCACTTTTTTCGCCTAGTGCCTTGGCCCACAGTCTCCAGGTATTACGCATATCAACTCAACAGATAACGGATTAATCCAAAGGCGTCAATTGTGACAAGGAAAGAATAGTTGAGCATCAGACCAAATGATCCACGGGTCCATGCACAGTAGAGGGTAGAACAACATCCGGCAATGAAAACGCTATACAAAGGTACAACTGGGATGTTAGGGATTGTAATTGCAAAGATGATTGAGGTAACAATACTACAGGTCCAAGAAAAGCATTCTAAAAAGAATCTAAACTTATTGGACCTGTAGTCCTCAATG